CAGTAATTGATATTGGTAATCCAAACCATGTTCCAACTGGAACTTGTTTTGCAGCTATACAGTTTGAACATACTAATAAAGCTGCAAAAATCATATATAGTATGTTTAATTTCGTTTGACTCTTTTTAACTTCTTTTTTCATTTTAAATTTCTCCCTCTATTATTGCACTGTTTTCATTATCTTCTGAAACTTCGATTGTTATTTTTCGGTTAGTGCCGTACCTATCTTGTAAAAATTCATAAATCAATTTTGCAATTTGTTCACAACTCATATTATCTAAAAACCAATATTGTTTGTTTTCTTTTTTTTCATTAACAAACCAATCGATTGATCGTTTTACGATAATAAATTCTAGTTCTCTATCCTCGTCAAATACTTCAATTTTAGATTTGATTGTAAATAGATGTCTGTGATAATCCTTTAAAAACGAAACTTCTTCAGGAGCATCTTTGTATCTGTGAATTCCTTCAAATTGATTTTTAACAGTAATGAAAGTTTTCATATCATTCACCTAATTTTAATTTTGATACAAGTTCTTTGTATTCGTCAGTATCTTTAAATTTCAACTCTTGTTCATGACGAGCTTGACTTTTAGCTTCGGTAAACTCTCCACCAAATCTATGTTCTAACTTTCTCATATTTAAAGTTGCAACAGTTTCTAAATCTAAACCTAATACAGTACATAAAGCACTTAGGTACCACATTACGTCTCCGATTTCTTTTGCAATTTCTACATCGTTGATATCTTCATTACCCCAACAATGATGTTTAATGTGGTTCATAACCTCTCCACATTCTTCACATAATCCGATAGACCAGTTTAAAACTTCGTCTTTTTTATCAGTATGCGGTTGTATAGCAATATACGTTCTTTTTTGATATTCTTTAATCTCCATTTTATTTACCTTCCTTTTCTAATTCCTTAATTATGAACTCTTCAATTCTTCTACTCATTGATTTGTTCATCTTTCTACTTTGATCTCTAAATCTCTTTATAAGATCCTTGTAAGTGCAAAACGTAATTCTCTCGCGTTTTACTTCTACTATTGTATCCTTCATTCTTATCTCCTTTCTATTATACATTGTACTACAATCTATTTAAAAAGTCAATAAGAAATGGCATCCCTATTCGTAATTATTTGTTCTTCTTTTTTTAGTTTGTGAGTTATAAATTGACTCTAAACGTTCCTTGGTCGATTTTGGTGCTTCACAATAAATTTTGAGTTCGGGATTATATCTTAGACCTACCATCTTGCACGCATTACCTTTTGTTTTTAAAACTTCAATAACTGCATGGCAATCTCTTATGTCGTAATAATTATTTGCTAATACCATTTCAATTTCGGAATAATCTGTTTCGTTTAACAAGTCAGTTCTCATGATCGTACAAATGTTTGCAGATTTATTTGCAATATTTTGAGTACCAGCAATATCAAAGATAGTAAGTCTGTTTTTCATAAATTGAGTTTTTCTTGGATGTGCTACCAAGCAAACTATAACATTGTTCTTCATAGCAAATCTTTTAAATAACTCAACTATTCTAGTTTGTTCTTCTAATTTTTCCGAATTATCAAGTTGCATAAAGTTGTCTATGAAGAAAATTCTTACACCTTGATTAAATGCTTTTTTCATAACTTTAATCATTTTATCTACATCGTTTTGAATTATATTATTGTTGTAAACAACAAAATCGTTTGCATAGATATTATCAAAATACTGTAAGATTTCATCTTTTGGTTTTGTGTCGTAAATTCTTTCGTTATGTTCGTCTCTGATGAATTCTAATTGTTCTTTTTTACACATTCCAACATATAAATAATTTTTAAACTCTTCAGCAGTTTGTTCTCCACTGAAATAGAATACTTTTTTATGTTGTCTGATAAAATTCTTTGCAAATTGGATCATCAGCGTTGTTTTACCATGATTGGTAATACCGCTGAACAAACTTAGTTTTCCATACTCTAAACCTTTTAATAAATAATCAAGTTCGTCTATGTATGTGTATTCTCTTTCAACTTTAACTTCATTTTCGATGTCACTCGGCTTTAACAACTCTTCGTCGTCAAAATCGTCATTAGTTAACTCAAACATCTTTTTTGTAAACTCAGTATAAGAAATTTTTTTGTTTTTAAACTCAGTCGTTGCTAAGTCAATATTATTGTTTCTCCAAGTTTCTTTTAATTGTTTGTAATAACCATAAACGTTTCGCCAACTAACTTCGTAATTGAGCATATCGACAACTAAATTAAATACCTTCTCGTTAGTTCCGTTTTGAGTAAGAATATTAGTGTCAAGTCCTTGATATTTATAATACAAATCAATCATATAATGTAAAAGATTTTTGTATCTGAAGTATTTATCTTCAAAATCAAATTGATCTATTATATCTGGCTTCAATAATATACAAGCAAATATTCTAAACTCTAACTCTTTTGTGTCGATCATACTAGCTTATTCCTTTCATTCTTGCTTCTTGATAATATTCGTCGAACTTTTCACCAAGTATTGTACTTGGCCTATAATAAGTTGACATATCAGTTTTATTCTTATCATTATTTTCAATCCATTGATCATATTTTAAGAAAATAACATCAAATATATTTTCTTTTGTATAACCTTTATCTAATACCTTTTGGATTAAATCTTGATTAGCTTTTGTATCTTTAAAATGAAACTCCATTTTATTTTTGGTAAAATTATCCTCAATAAGACCAATTTTGTTAAAACAATTGATCACTTCCTTAAAAACAGAAGGTGTGTGGTCGAGTTTACTCGACAATATATCTTTTTTATTATTATTATTATTTTTATTTTTATTTTTCTTTTTATTATTATTGTTATTATTATTTTTATTATTCTTACTTGCAAGGTCCATGTAAGGTCCATACAAGGTCCATAGCTCATCAATGATTTGCTGTGATTTTATCGCGTCAAACTCCTTTTTTATACACACTTTTGTTTTCCAGGAATTTAACCAGTTATATTTATGCCAATTTTTGATAAATATCTCTTTCGTCTCGTTGTCGTACATAATAACATCATGTAGCTCTTCAAATCTTTTTAATAATTTTTCGACAGTTTCTAAATTATATCCTGTGTCTCTACACATTTGATTTTTAGATATTTCGTAGCAGCCTAATTGATTACTTTTTTCGTTGGTTAGGAGATATAAATAAAAATACCTGTCTTCAGTAGTGAAGTCGTCAACTATTTTGCTATCACTCCAAAACGAAGTTTGAATTGATCTGAATTTTGCCATTTTTATTCTCCTTTCTCAATTTTAATCTAGAAAATCGTCTCCTATTTCTACTGTGTCGTTATATTCTGAATATGGATTTGTAGTGCTGTTGACTGATTTTGATTCTGTAGGTTTGTATTCACTGTATTCTACAAACGAACCATCTAGTAGTCTAACTTTTGGAATTTTAGCACTATCTACCTTATCTAAACTTCTAAATTGAGTTAGTTTAGTAGCAGTCTTAGTTTCACCTTGTTGGTTAGTATATTCCTCTAATCCGAAGATTAAACCTACTTTCTTACCTTTTAATTGATCTGGTTCTTTACTCCAATCGTAAGTAAAGTTGGAATTTGAATTTTCAACTGCTGTAATAAAACCTTTTAACATTTTTACACAATTTTCATCTTCTTTTAACGAAACATATTTAACAGCACCTGTTGGCCATTTTTTATTGGCATTTGTATCGCTATTGTATCTTTCTTGATAATAATTTGGTTGTTTATCGTCCTTGTCAGTATCGACCTCGACTTTTAAAGAGGTGTTTTCACTAAATGGACTTGTGTATTCTTCTACACTTTTAATAATTCCTTTGTGTCCTCCTAATTCTAATCTTTCAAACTCTTGATTAACTTCTACTTCATCGTAATTATTTGGCTTTTTTAACATTTTTCTTCTCTCCTTCTTTTACTTCTTTCTTTGAGTTATCCATTTTTTTCATAGCTTTTTCTAATAGTTTTGCTCTTTCTTCGTCAGTGTCGGCCAAACCGTTTTCTACTGCGAATTGTATAGCTTCTTTTGGCATATACTCTTTTAAATTATCAATTGCTATTGTAACTAAATTCATTACATCAGTTGGATCACCTTCAACCATCATTCCGTTATAAGTGATACACATCATTACTTCTGTATCTTTTAATAATTTTTTGATATTTTTTATTTTTTTCATATTATTCTCCTTCTTCTTTTAATCTAATAAACTTTCTATATTTTTTATTTCTTTATTTTCTTTAGGTATATCTTTAATTTTTATTCTAATGCTTGATTTAACATCACTAGTTTTAGAACATTCATTATAAATATTTTCATATTTTTCTTTTAATAACTTACTATCAATTGTTGTTCTTGTTGTTGGTGCTACATAAGTAATAGAAATAAAATCATTTTCATATTTTTTTACTTCATTTTCTTCCATAGAATTTTTAATTTTTTCTCTAATTTCATCATTTTTATTTTGTAATTCTTGTTGTTTATTTTGTAAGTCTGCAATTGCAATACTTATTTGTTTTTCTATTTTTCCTAATTCTAATTCATTATTTGCATATAAAGTTAATAATTCTTCCATATTATTCACCTTCCTTTTTTTCTTCAATTTTATCTAATTCATAATATTCTCTAACGATTTTATCAAATTTTTTTAGATCATTTTCCATTGTTTCTTCTTCAAACATTCCAAATGGAGTTTTAACACAATCTTGACCATTTGTTTTTAATCTGAAGATATAATTACCGTTGTCAAACATTGATCTAATGCAAACAGTAAACATACCTTGAATATTTACTTTTTCATCCAATAACTTACCAATTGTTTTTGGTTTGATATTACCATTTTCATCAGTATCTTCATGCATTATTAGATAAACAGTTTTACCACCTTCGATGTTTTTAATTCCGTTAATTAAATTGAAAAAATTATTTCCCATCTCGTTGTATTTATCAAAGCCTTTAACACTTGATTTATTCATAAACTCATTTGTTATAAGATAATTAGCATCATCTATAACTATTGTTTTCTTTTTTGTTTCTGTAATTGCTTTTAATATAGTGGCATAATCATCACATTTTTTAGCATTAATATCACTTTTAAATGGTAATGGTTTACCTAATACATTAATAACTGCAATTTCGCTTCTGGTAAAATTTCTTAAACTTGTGGATTTACCTGAACCACTTTGACCTATTAATAATACTGGAACACTATTCATATTCTTTACCCTCCTATTCTCCAATATTAATTCAACTTCTTCTTTTAAATAAGGTGTTTCTATAATTTCGTAATTTTCAATATTCTCACTCATATAAACTATAAACATTTCTTCAATTTTTAAGTTGGTATATTTTTCTACTATATATTTATAAATAGATAATTGAAGATAATAATGTGTTAAAGTATTATCTTTTAAATGTGTTAGTGGAACTTTCATTTGTTTGGCATATTTATCATTTTTATAAAGGTCAGAATTTGTTTTGTAATCCGCTAATACAAGTCCACCAGTTAATTTATTAATAAATAAATGGTCGATAGCACTAGCAATATCATATTCTTCACTACCAATAACATATTCATCTGCTAGGTGTTCTAATCTATCTTTGTAATCATCATAAAAATTATTTGCTTGGTTTTGTATCAAATCAACTGCTGTTTCGTAATTTTTACTTTTATCAAACTCCTTAAACACCCATTCGTCTCCACTCCATAAACTTTGTACGTATTCGTGGCAGGTAGAACCTTTTGCACAAGCAAATTCGTTTTTGCGTTTCCACTCGTCTAATACATCTTGAATTGATCTATTTTCTTTTATAGCAACTTTTTCAGCAATCGCTTCAGCATCGAATTTATTTTCGTATTGTGCATAATATGATGTGACTGACGTACCAACCTTTCTTCCTTTGTACTCGTAATGGTGATCTTCTTCAAAAAATTTGAAATCTCCAAATACCTTATTTAATTCTTTTAAATACTCCTTTTTATTCACTTTACTCATTCCTTTCTATATATTCACTAATAGCAAGTCGAATAAGTGCATTTTGAGAAATATTCTTTTTGTTTGCAAGTTCTTTGATTTTTTGCTTTAATTCGTCCGACAGAACTATACAAATTTGTTCATTGTTCATCCTATATCTTACCTCCTTATGATTCCATCTTACTATAATTTTAATATAATGTCAATAGTAAAATTATACTAATTTTTTAAAATTTTTTTCAAAAATGTGTTGACTTATAATTATAAGGTAGTATAATTATATATAGAAAGGAGCAAAGTAGTGTGGAAACAAAAAGAATAAAAATAAAACTAAAAGATTTAACAACTGGAAAGGAGTTTTACAAATACTTTGATACAGAGTTTGAAAGAGATAAATTCATAAGAAAATTAAAGTACAGTAAAAAAATAATATTAATAGATATATGCAAAAATATCGACGATAACTAGAAAGGTTTTAAACCTTTCTGGTCGATATTAAAAAAAGGAGGTATAAAATGGATCAAATATACATTAATATAAACGACATGATTGAATGTTATACTAAAAGATATTTAAAAGAACATTTCAAAAAAGATTTGGTATCAATTGAAGAGTTGATAAGTTTGATAGAAGATTTAAAAGGTGATTATGACTCAGCACAAGAAAAAATAGAAGATTTAGAACAAGATATAAAGGACAACTATAAGCCGATACCTTATAGAGAACAGATTGACGAATAAAGAATAAGAGAGGAAATAAAGTATGAAAGAAATTAATTTAATAGTAAGTCAAGAAAAATTAGAGCAAAATAGAAAGAATGCATTATTAAAAGATGCAACAAATAAAAATTACGAACAACAAAAGGATTTAGCTAGAACTTGTATGTTTGCAATAATAGGTCTAGTATTAATATTATTTATGGCATGGGTATTACACATGACAAACGATTTAAAACAAAAAGGAATTCAAGGATGCATGGAAAACGGTTATTCATATAGCTATTGCATTGAACATAGTTAGGATGAAGTAAAATGAAAGAATTATATACGATAGTTAAAAATGAATTAAGAGAAAACGAAAATATTTGGATAAACTTAAAAAGTCAAGAAACAACTGATGAATGGTGGAAATTTGAGGAATTTACATTTGACCAGTTATTCAATAATTATAGTGGCAAAGAAAAAGTTATAAGATTTTGGCACGAAGAAGGTTTATGTATAATATTAAACAAATAGACATGAAATAGAAAAATATTAACAAAGGAGGTAATAATATGAAAGTTGGAGATTATGTAAGAGCGTTAACTTTTGGTGGGAAAGTTAAAATAGCACGAATTAAAGAAATTGAGGACGGTTATATATATTTAGATAATAAGTTTGTAGTTCATGACGTTATCAAAAGCAGTCCAAACATAATAGATTTAATAGAAGTTGGAGATTATATAAACGGAATGAAAGTTATAGACAATTCAAGTCCACATTATAGATTAGTGTTAGAAAACATCGATTACAATGTCAAAAAAGGGCTTCGTAATTTTTATATAAACAAAGAAAGTCAAATTAAAAACATTGTCACAAAAGAGGAATTTGAAAGAATGCAATATAAGGTAGGTGAATAATATGAAAAAGAAAATAATAATATTATTAATAGTATATGTATTAGGAGTTATAACTCCAACAATATATAAAACAACAATTAAAAAGGTAGAGGAGTCACAAGTGTTATACACAATAACAATCGAAAGAGAATTTATTAATTTAAGACCAGAAGTAGATTTAAGTAGCGATATCATCAGACAAGTGTACAAAGGAGAACAATTTAAGGTAATAAAATACTACGAAGGAAACTCATATAACTGGTATAATGTAATTTATGAAGATGGTAAAACAGGTTGGATAGCTGACACTAAAGAAAACGAATGGATTACTATTGAGAACAATTGTAAGTAGGAGGAATAGATATGGCAAAATTAGTAAAACAAAAATATTATAATGCGAATGGCGAAGCAAAAGTAAATAACTATGCAGTTAACATTCCGAAAAAAATTGTAGAAGAAAGCAAAATAAAAGAAACTGATGAAATAAAAATCTACGTTGAAAACGGAAAAATAGTAATAGAAAGGGCATAAAATATGATTTGGTACAATATGACTTTTAAAGATGGAGTATGTGAAATTTATAAAAGTGTCGAGCTTGGAAAGGGTCTAGCCTTTAAAAAGATTTTTGAGGGATCTCGAAAAGAATGCACTAATTATTGTGAGAAAAACAATATAAAATTAGGAAAAAACAATAAGAAGGTGATTACAACATGAGATTAAGAAGATCGCGAAAATTAGAAAGTGCAATAGATGAGATAACATTCAAATGTCCGTGTGGTCACAGCGTAGAAGTGTTTCGTGACAGAAGAGTGTGCAATCATTGTGGTAGATTAATATTCAAAAACAAAGAAGACGAATTTAAGTATAGATTACGTGAAAAATTAAACAGAAAAGGAGATAGAACTATATGAAAAAGAACTTAAAAACATTTCAAGTAGGAGATTACGTTAGAAAAAAAACTGGAGAAATAACTAAAGCAGTAGTAATAGAAAGGTTCGATAATACGTTGCTTTGGGGTGACAATCCTTCGTATCCTAACGAGTGCCTAAATACAGTTGACGAGATAAAAAGTATTGGTTCTCAAAGAAGAGATTTAATTGAAAAAGGCGATTTGGTAAAAAAGGAAGGGAAAATCTTTGAAATAAACAACGAGAGTGAAGTTGGTAAGGCTAGCGTTGTTCTTACTAAAGAGCTTTTTAAGAAGTATGGCTATACTATCGAGGAGTT